GAATATACCACTTTTAGTACCGTAAATATCTGTGTGTTCAGATAAAGTAATGCAATCTGATCTATCGTAAAAGTCCATGTACTGATTATATCATTAATGATATAATGGTTATATAATAATCTAGTTGACTAGGATAAATATGAGTAATAGATGTATAGCCTGTGGAATGATAGCGTTCCATAAAGCAAAAGATTCTGATAATTGGTATTGCGTAGCTCACGCTATGGAGTATGCAAATATAAAAAGCGGTAAATATGAATAAATTATATATTGATCAAGCATCTGAGGCAAATTGGACTGTTAAATATTTAGATAAAAATTTAAGAAGGCAGTGTTTAAATTCGGCGGACACTGGAGTATGTGATATTGTTTGGAAACACGAAGACTGTCGTGCACTTATGGATATGTTATTTGATCTAACTCAAGATGACAAATACAAAACAAATGATTGGATATTTTAATGAATAAAATTCAAAATGATTCTGATAGTAAAACGTATAAATTATTTAAAGGATTACTTACAGATGTGCCAGAATGGTCAGATTTTATAGAAAATTTTAATTATAATTATACTAAAAATAGAAATAATTTTAAACCTAAAGATGATTCAAGATTTATATCTAATGATATTATAGTTTATAATAAATTTGATCCAGTAATTTTTAATTGCATTGAAGACGGTAATACAAATTTGTTTTCCAAATCATCATATGCAATAACAAAAATAAAAGAGTTGATGGACAGAGATTCAACTTCTATAAAAAGCATTATAAATTTTTTAGGCAATGAACAAGATTATTGGGTACATAGCGATGACCACGATGTAGTTTCTTGGCACTGTATTGGTGAAATTGAATGGAGATTTTACAAAGACGTAAAAGAAGAAGATTTACACAAAACAAAAATAGATGATGCAGAATACGAATCTGTAATTCTTCAACCAGGAGACGTGCTTTATGTCCCATCTGGTGTTCTTCATCAAGTTATAAATAATAAACCAAGAGCTTCTTTAATTTTTGGATATCATTAATATTTTATTTGACTAGTATAATAAACATAATAGAAAGTTGGTAGAAATGAATTTAAAAGCCATAGACCTAGGTCAAGGAATTTATTTATTTAAAAATGTTTTTAAGGATAAAGAAAAAGTTTATAAATTTATTCTTGATTCTAAAAATGGATCTGATCCTTATTTTAATAAAGACACCTGGCATGATTGGTCTCCATGGGGTAACTATTCAAAGGCTTATCCAAACACTACAGATATCAGTTACAGAGATTCAAATTCAGAAGGTGCAGATTTATTACGTGAAGGTTTAGAAGTATTTGAATATGTACTAGATCATGTAAAAAATAATTTTACTGAGACTACATTTTTTGAAAGACACGGATTTCGAAAGGATTTTCCAACTAGCATAAAGCAAATACATCAGAGAAGCGAAACTGGTGATCATAGATTTCAGATGGCTGACTTTGTAGTGTTTGAGACAAATAAGAATGTCCACAATGATTGGCAGATGATGATTCATCAAGATACAGTCCCACACTTCGGGATGACTCAGAACCATATGTTTAACTTTAACATTTATGTCAATGATGACTATGAGGGTGGAGAGATTATTTTCTTTAAAGACGAAGGAATTGAAAAAACTACCTATATCGATAAAGGAACAGGTGAAGAAAGACCACTGTGGTATGTTGAAGATCATTTTGTCTATAAGATGGAAGCGGGGGATGGAATGATTTTCCCAGTAGATTTATATCATGGTGTATTACCAATTACTGGTGGTGGAGAAAAGTACTACATTAGACAGTTTATTACTTATGTTACAGAAGATGAATTTCAAGCTGAGAAAAAAAGATTCCTGGAGTCTGGAAAGTCAGAAGAAGAATTTGAAGCAATGGTTACTGACATAAGATCTAAAACTCATGCAAATAGAGTAACTCCAGTTATCTACAATTCAATTGAAGAAATTCCTTTAAATATGTCAAAGGACAATCCACAAGTTGCATGCATAATTAGATCACGTAAAGACATATCAAGTCTTATTGGGAGTTCTAATGAATAAGAAAAAATCAGCCTTAGGCTTTACTGGATTAGTGTTGCTCGCAACACTCAGTGTTCTAGCTGCAATTGAATATATTAAAAAGGCGGGAATTGAAGATATCTTTGATTTCGGAGACCTAGATGAAGAATAAGTTCATAATCTCTCTTGTACTCGTATTAGGTCTATATTACGTATTAGTTGCATATACATCTATAGGATAACTTTTAGTTTCCCGCCCTTTTAAGGCCTATAAGACCCAGAGGGTACAAAGATGGCTAAAAGTGGCTCTATGACCCCTTAGAGGATTTATATGGGGTATATCTACAAATATCGTAAATGTTTAAATGTGTCTCTACTGCCGCCGAAGCACTTTTTTCGCACTTTTAGCGTAATATAGTTATTTTTTCTTTCTTTTAAATATACGTTTAAACCAGCCTTCAATCTTTTTTTCTAGCTTTCCGCCAGCAGACTCATTTTCGTAATGCTCCGTTTGAAAATAAGGGCTGTGCATAACTTTACTAAAATGATCTCTGGTCATAATTATATTATACTACCAGGTAAGCAAAAATCCCAATCAGAGGCGGATCCGATTGGGATTTTCTGCACCTACGTGCAAGTATCAGGAGCACGAATGCTGCGACTAATACTAATCAATTGTAATATTAGTCTTTTTCAATGTCAAGAAATTTCTTTAAATAATTCCTTTTGAATAATAAAGTCATGGAGATTAGAAAGCAGATACATCATGCTCCCTTGATTTTGCATAATCTGTTGCTCAATTTGCATTAAATCAACATTACTCTGAACACCCATTGCACGAGTATCATTATTTATTTTTTCTAGCATTGCCATTACTATTTTTTCTTTATCCATTTGAACCCTCCTCGGATGGGTTATAAGAAGGAAGAGGGCCAAGAATATGGCCATCTTCGTGGTAATTTATCATTTTGGTTATTTCTTCATCTCCGCATACCTTACTAGCAATAAGGCAAAGTACGTCATATATTCTAGAAAGAACAATATAATTAACCATTGGAAGATTATCTTCTAAATTTACAGATTCTTCAGTCATCTTTTCTTCCCATATCTTCCCAGAATATTTCTCTTCCCATATTGTCTATAATAGGAAAAATAGCAGACTGGTTAAAGGTTGTGTCAACAAATTTGTCGCAACCACAATTTTCACAATTACAATTTTTCTCCATTTAGCACCCCGTTAACTGATTTAAATATATTTTCGTAATACTTAGAGCCAATAAATTTTTTATATTTACAGGAGAGACAATACATAAAAATGTTGTCTTCTAAATCCTGATTAGGTAGAAGAGAGCCTTGATCTATTGGACATTCCAATTTAGGTACAAGGCCCTCTTCTGAAAGGGCTACATATTTAGATACATATTGTATCTGCATTATTCCTCTTATGCTTTTTTGTTAGTAGGGAATTGCTCAAGCCATTCCTTTGCCTTTGGGGTTAAACCCTTCCAGGCTGACCAATCATTCCCGCCATTGGTCATATAATACGTTATCTCTGCATTTATTACTGGATCAAATAATAATATATTTGATTTCAGGTTAAATTTTTCTTTACGATCTATACCAAGGTTTCCCAACATATTGATCTGAAAAATTCCATAGGAACTGTCTCCAGTTTTCCTGTTACCATTATATGCTAGTGGTCGTCCGTTAGACTCCCTCTTTGCAATGGCCCAAGCCGTTTTAAGGGCTTTACCTTCAAAACCTACATACTCTAACAATTGTTTTAGTTCCAAGTCTGTAAGCATTTGAGAAGGGTTATAAACAGTATTGCTGTACTTTTCTAAGGCTTCTTGCTTAAGTTGTACTTCTGTCTTTGGTTTTACTGTTAAAGCTTGAGCTTGTGGTACTGCTGGGTTTGCTGAAAATAGAAATAATGTTATCATTGCTATTACAGTCCAGTGATGTACAACGTCACTCAGGCTTTGCTTTATATTCTCCATTGGCATTTCCTCCTTTAGAGATAACGAACTATAATCTTAGCATTGACAATAAGTTACTGTCAAGTCAGTCAACCAGAAAGATTTTATGAAAATATCATTTTTTACACCAACAATCAATTTGAAGAATTCAAATGGGTATGGTTATGCTGGATTAAACATAGTTGAATCGCTAAAAAAAATGGGACATGAGGTTCCATATTCGGACCCTAAATCCCCAGTTCAGTTTAACTTTGCACAACCAGAACATTTTAAGATGCATAGAGGTCAATATCAAATAGGATATACTCCATGGGAATCTACTGTTGTTCCTCAAAGATGGAAAGAAATGATAAATGCAACTGATGAGATGTGGACAACTTCTGATTGGTGTGCTAGTATATTTGAAGATAATGGTTATAAAAACATAAAGGTTTATCCACATGGAATACAAGACATATGGAAACCTAAAAGAAGGCAAGAGTCTGAAACAATAAAGTTTTTACATATTGGTGAGCCCGCTCCAAGAAAAGCGGGACAAATGGTCGTAGATGCATTTGCAAGCTTATATGGCGGAAAACCTGGTTACTCTTTAACTATAAAAGCTTATTATAACAACACTACCCGTATATATAATAATGAAATAGATAGAAACATTATAGGTCTACCACAGCACATATATAATAATATTAATTTAATAACAGAAGAACTAACAGATGATCAATTAGTTAGACTTTATCATGATCATGATGTTCTAGTTTACCCAAGTTACGGAGAAGGATTTGGATTTATTCCGCTTCAAGCTTTAGCAACTGGTATGCCAACAATTTGCACAAGTGGTTGGGCACATTATGAAAAATATCTTGGCCCGTTAAAAATTAAATCAGAACTGATAGACTCCCCTTGGCCGTTCCCACATGAAGGAAAAGTTTTAGAACCAAACTATCAACATCTACTTGAACTTATGAGAGATGTATCTCATAACTTTAAGGCATATTCTGGTTATTACTATGCACAGTCAACTAAAATACACAATGAATATAATTGGATGCAGTTGACCAATAATGCTTTTGATCATATTTTTAAAAAGTTTTCCTAGGTATAGACCTCTAAAAAAAAGTTTGATACACTTAGAACTCATTCAAAATTTAATTAATCCGTAAGGCGGAAGAAAAGGTGTCACTAAAAATGTCAAGAACTATTGAAAACCCGTATGAAAACTTTATTGCATTATCTCGATATGCGAGATGGATTCCAGAAGAGAATCGTCGTGAAACTTGGGGTGAAACAGTAGATAGATATTTTGACTTTATGTTAGATCATCTTAAAACAAATAATAATTATATTCCAGAAGAGAAGCTTGTTGCGGAATTAAAAGAGGCTGTATTTCAAAGAAACGTTATGCCATCAATGCGATCAGTAATGACCGCAGGCGCTGCATTAGATCGTGATCATGTTGCTGGATATAACTGCTCATTTGTTCCAGTAGATTCACCACGTTCATTTGATGAGACTATGTATATTCTTATGTGCGGAACAGGAGTAGGATTCTCTGTTGAGTATAAGTATGTTAATAAACTTCCCGCCGTTCCAGAGTCACTTGAAAAGTCAGATACAGTAATCGTTGTAGAAGATTCAAAACAAGGATGGGCAAAAGCATACCGTGAACTTTTAGCACTACTTTGGACTGGTCATATTCCAGCAATTGATGTAAGCAAGCTTCGCCCAGTAGGTGCACGTCTTAAGACAATGGGTGGTCGCTCATCAGGACCACAACCATTAATTAATCTTTTTGATTTTACAATTGCAAAGTTTAAATCAGCAACTGGTCGTCAACTAAAACCAATTGAGGCACATGACATTATGTGTAAGATTGGTGAAATTGTTGTAGTTGGTGGAGTTCGTCGTTCAGCAATGATATCTCTTTCAAATATTAACGATATTGAAATGGCTCAGGCAAAATCTGGTAACTGGTGGGAGAATAACTCTCAACGTGCATTGTCAAATAACTCTGTTGCGTATTCTCGTAAACCAGAGATGGAGCAGTTTATTGCAGAATGGAAATCACTATATGATTCAAAGTCGGGTGAACGTGGAATATACAATGTGGCAGCAGCGCAGAAGCAGGCTGCTAAATATGGTCGTAGAGATCCAGAGATACATTATGGCACAAATCCATGTTCCGAAATTATTCTTCGCCCTTATCAGATTTGTAATCTTTCAGAAGTCGTATTACGTGAAACGGATAAGCCTGAGGATGTTGCAAATAAAGTACGGCTTGCTACAGTCCTTGGGACTTGGCAATCAACGCTAACAGACTTTAAGTATCTCCGCAAGATTTGGAAAGATAATACAGAAGAAGAAAGACTCCTAGGAGTTTCTTTAACTGGACAATTTGGACATAAGTTTTTTTCAGGAAAAGAAAATCTAAAAAAGCTTGAAGAGACACTTGTTAATCTTCGTGAATATGCAAGATCTATTAATAAAGAAGAGGCTGGGAAGATTGGGATTCCTGAGTCTGCCGCTATTACTTGCGTAAAGCCTTCTGGAACAGTTTCCCAATTGGTCGGGGTGAGTTCAGGAATGCATCCATGGCATTCACAGTATTATATTCGTACAGTTCGTGGATCAAAGGGAGATCCTATTTCAACATTCTTAAAAGAAGTTGGGATCCCAGTTGAAGATGATGTCATGAAGCCAAATGACACTTATGTATTTTCATTTCCAGTAAAAGCACCAGCAGGTGCAATTGTTAGAAATGATTTAACAGCACTAGACCATTTGAATACTTGGTTGGTTTACCAACGTGCATGGTGTGAACATAAGCCATCAATTACAGTATCCGTAAAAGAAGAAGAATGGATGGAAGTTGGAGCTTGGGTATATAAGCACTTTGATGAAGTATCTGGTATTTCATTCCTACCGCATTCAGATCATACATATAAGCAAGCACCTTATCAAGAAGTTTCAAAAGAGGAATATGAGGCACTTGTTGCACAGATGCCTAAGTCTATTCGTTGGGAAGATCTATCTTTCTACGAGACTGAAGACGGAACTTCTGGAACCCAGACACTTGCCTGTACTTCAGACGGAAATTGTGAGATTGTAGATATCTCAGCTTAGTGATACAATAGTTTTGGGTAACCCCCAAATTCTCAGGACACACCGTTCTGATAGGAGATGATAAAATGGCTAAATTCGATAAAGCGGATTTAAACAAGGATGGAAAAGTAACTATGCAAGAACAGATTTTATCTGCATTAGGAACATACGGTAGAGCATTTCTTTCTGCTGCAATGGCACTTTATATGACTGGAAATACAGATCCAAAGGATTTGATCGCAGCAGGCGTAGCCGCAATTGCCCCAGTAATTTTGAAGGCCCTGAACCCAAATGATAAGTCGTTTGGTTTCCAAAATAAAGCATAATTGATAACCAATTAGAAATACTCCTGTGCTAAAATAGGTACAGGAGTATTCCTATTTAGGAGTTACAGCAAATGGCAGGTCAAAAAAATTTCGAAGTAGATCAAAATGCTACTTTTAGTTTTATAGTAGAGTACAAAGATTCAAATGGCGCAGCCATTAATCTAACTGGTGCTTCTGCTAAAATGCAGGTCCGTGATACAAAAGGCGGACCAAAATTAGCTGTTACGCTTACTTCACCTTCAGGTGGAATTACAATAGACGCTCTCAACGGTAAGCTGACAGTCAAAATGACTCCAACTCAAACAAATAAATTATTTTATCCAAAGTCTTCTTATGACTTGATGCTTACCGATTCTAGTTCAAACAAAATTAAACTTCTTGAGGGGTTTATGACTTTGAGTAGATCGGTAACCATATAATGACAGAAACAGTAATAGTAACTGAAACTATAAACGATGTAATAATCTCATCTCCTGGCCCACAAGGTGCACGGGGAAAAACAATATTAAATGGTTCTGGTGGTCCCTCATCTAACTTGGGTATTGAAGGAGATTTTTACTACAATACAATAACAAGTGAATTCTATGGGCCAAAATTATCAGATACTACATGGTCTGGTGCAACAATTATTGTATTGGCTGCAAAGGGATCAGAGTTTGCATCTTCATCATCATGGGAATTAGCTCAAGTACAGGGAACTGGAACAAGCCGATATGTAGTAATAAATCACAACTTGGGATTCTATCCAAATGTGACCGTCAAGACCAGCGCAGGAGATGTGTTGGAAACAGGCATAGATTATAATAGTATTAACCAAATAACACTGACAATGGCTCAACCATTTGCAGGGACAGCGTACCTGTCTTAAGGAGATAAGAAAATGGCAAGATTATTCGTAACTGGCATTAATCTGAATAAGAATGAACTTCAGAATGCTAGAATTCACAACCTTAGCTCTGCGCCGTCCAGCCCAGAAGCAGGTCAAATTTACTTTAACACAGGAGATAATACATTATATTTCTATAATGGATCTGCCTGGGTTCCAGCTTCTGGCTCAACAGAAGTAATTCAAGATTTGATTGGTTCCTCCCTAGTTGGTGGAACAGGATTAACTGCAACCTATAATGACACTTCAGGGGAAACAACAGTTGACCTTGATAACACAGCGGTAACAAGTGGTTCATATGGATCAACTGCTGCTAAAACTGTTGCATTTACAGTAGATCAGCAAGGTCGCTTAACCGCAGCATCTGAACAAAATATTCAAATTGCTACAAGTCAAGTAACGGGACTTCAAGAATACATTGAAGATTCCATAAACACGGTAGTTGTTGCTGGAGAAGGAATTGATGTATCTTATGATGATTCAGCAAATACCTACACAGTATCAGCAGAAGATGCTTCAGATACCAACAAAGGTGTTGCCTCATTTAATTCAACAGACTTTACTGTAACATCTGGTGCGGTATCACTTAATAAAGATCCAGTAATCACTCTTTCAGGAGATGTAACTGGCTTTGCAACAATGACCAATCTTGGTGATGTAACAATTTCAACTACAATTGCAGCAAATTCTGTTGCTCTTGGAACTGACACAACTGGCAATTATATAGCAACAATTGCTGGAACGGCAAACGAAATTGAAGTTTCTGGCTCAGGCTCAGAAACAGCAGCAGTTACAATTGGACTTCCAGATGACGTAACAATTACTAATAACTTAACAATTGGTGGAAATCTAACAGTTAACGGAACAGTAACTTCTGTAAATACAGAAACAACAACATTAAATGATAATATCATTGTTTTAAATAATAATGAAACTGGAACACCTTCTCAAAACGCAGGACTTGAAGTAGAGCGTGGAACATCTTCTAATGTTTCAATTCTATGGAATGAAACAGATGATAGGTGGACACTTACAAATAATGGATCTAATTACCATGGAATTGCTAGAAAATATGTAGTAAGCATTGGTGATGGATCTGCTACTTCTTATACAGTAACCCACAATTTAGGAACAAAAGATGTAACTGTTCAGGTATACGATAATTCTTCACCATATGCACAAGTTGAAACAGATGTGGAGCATTCTGGAGACGATACAACAGTTATTAAATTTGCTTCCGCTCCAACATCTAATCAATATAGAGTAGTAGTCGTCGGATAATAAATGTCAAGACAAATGAAGGTGGCGTTAAATCTATATACCTCCTCAACTGATCCTGCCAATGGCAGCCTAGGAGATATATATGTTAATACAACAACAACAAATCTTAGAGTGTACAATGGCACATCTTGGATTGATTTAACACCAGCTTCAGATGTTCCATCATTGTTCTACATGCATACACATACATACGATGGTGATGTTCATACTATTGATATAGAAAATCCAGTAACATTTGGTGATATAAATTCAACAAACAGTACTCCAGCCACACCACTACCAATTGTAGTTGGAGTAGACGGCGGAACACCTTCAGATACTTTAACAGATCCTCTATATAGAGATCTAAACTTGTTTGATGGCGGTCAATTATAAAAATTTTAAGATATACTTATGTATGTAAGCAAGCAATATTTTAGAGGTAAAAAATGGCAACTAGTTTTCCAACTTCATTAGATTCACTTAATAATCCCGCATCGTCTGATCAATTAGTTGGACATGCAACGCAACATTCAAATGCTAATGATGCTATTGAAGCATTGCAAACAAAAGTTGGTATCAACTCATCAGCAAATACAAGTTCATTAGATTACAGAATTGCTCAATTAGAAAGTGGCGGAGGTCAATTAGGAGTTGAGTTAGGTCTTGCAGGAAATAATGATCTTACAGTTACAGGCATAGAAAATAAGACTAAAATTGATGAGTTTAGCAAAACCGTTTACAGAACAGTTAACTATGAGCTACAGATAACCAAAGGAAGCGAATATTATACCTCTTCAATAAAAGTTTTAAATGATGGAACTAACGTAAATATCTCTGAATCAAACATAGTTTCAAACACAAATAATACACTAGCCACCATCACCTATGAAGAAAATTCAGGTATAATAGGATTAAACGTAACACCTGTATCAACAACGGTAACAGCTAGGTTTTACAGAACAGCACTAAAAATATAAGCAGTAACTTGGAGGTTGTCAAATGGCAACAGTAGATAAAAATTTTAGAATTAAAAATGGGTTAGTTGTTGATGGTTCAACAGCTACGGTAAATGGGAAAAATGTAGTTACAGCAGGTGTCGTTGACGCTAAAGGTGACTTGATTGTTGGTAGTGCAGATGATGCAGTAGCACGTCTTGGCGTTGGAACCAACGGACAGGTCCTCACAGCAAATTCAAGTGCTACATATGGTGTTGAATGGTCAGCCCCAGCAGCAGTTGGCGTATTTGGTTCAAGTATTGAATTTGAAGGCGCAACTGCAGACGGATTTGAAACAGCACTTGCAGTAACAGACCCAACTGCAGATCGTACAATCACACTCCCAGATGCAACTGGTACAGTAGCACTTACTTCAGATGTTACAACACACGCAAACCTTACAGAAGCACATGGTGCAACAGGTGCGGTAGTTGGAACAACTAATACACAGACTCTTACTAATAAAACTTTAACATCACCAAAGATTAACGAAGATGTTGTTATGTCTGCATCATCAACAGAACTTAACATTCTTGATGGAGCAACACTTTCAACTACAGAACTTAATTATGTAGATGGCGTAACATCAGCAATCCAAACACAGTTGAATGCTAAGGCTGCTTCTGCAGATCTTACAAGCCACACAGGTGCAACAGAGGCACACGGTGCTACTGGAGCAGTTGTTGGAACAACAAACACTCAAACTCTTACAAACAAGACACTTACAAGTCCAACACTTACAACTCCAGCACTTGGTGTTGCTACTGCTGACTCTATCAATGGTACAACTATTCCAAGCACAAAGACTCTTGTT